ACAACTACGCCGACGCCGGTGATAGTGCCCGTGGCATGATGATCTTGGAATGGGGGTCTGAACCTGTGTTTCATAGTTGGCCTGGGCAACCTTTGTATAAAGTGTTAAAACTAAGTCGGGTCATAGATTCGGCTCCAGACTTACTGGCCCCAAACATGCATGTGCGAGTAGAACTGGACATTGACATCAGCTATGAAGAAGCTAACTTCATAAAAGATACATTTATAAAAGACTATACTCTAAGAGAAATGGCCTTGATTCCAGTCAAAAATTCTGCTGTGGACAACGACATGGCTCCTGGTGAAGTCAAGTTTGAAAGCGTGGATCAGATCGTCGTAGATCAGTTGACCAACATTGATTCAGAGTTTTACGACCCTAAATTATTGCTAAAACTATATCAAAATCTATGAACTGGCGAGAAGTACAACTAGGAACCACTCTGTGCGATCAAGATATCATAATCAAACAACTTATCGGTAATAACAAAGTGAGGTTGCACGGAGAAGATGCTGGATTCCAACAATTTTGTCGTATTGATCCTACTAGCCAGTTTTGTTTGATTTTTTTCCAAAACATGCGTTGGTTAAGTGAAATAAAAAGGGCATGTGCAGATTTTTTATCTTACCCAACCAGTCAAGTGTATGTAGGCATAAATCGTTATACAATAAAAGGCAACGATACATGTTATTCTTTGCATGATTCTGAGTTAACAAATGGTTCGCAAATATTGACCTGGACGTCGGACTATTTAAAAACATTAGGATTTACAACAATTCAACAAGGATGTTTTGAATTTGATCGTGGCAAATATTTCAATTTTGTGCAACCACTTACTTGGATATATGCAGAAAAATGAGACAAACCAAAGTAACAGAACAAAATAAAACAGAATTTATTAAAAGAATCTATCCTGCCTTGCACGATGGACCGCAGTCGCTTATTGATATCAGTCAAGAGACCAACGATATAATCACCATTGATTGTTGTGGTTGGTATTATCAACAGATATTCAAAAAAAAATTGATCATGTTAGAAACTTTGCACCATGCTAAAAACTTTCAATTAACCCGAGAACAATTTACCAAGCTTATCGATGATCGACATGCCAAAATTGCATGGCCAAAGTTACCAGGTCTGACAGATCCAGTGGTACTGATTGATAGGTCTAGCATTTTCAAATATCAAAGCATGTCGGAATTTAAATCATTGACACAGGAGATCATTGAATGTTATAATCCAATAAAGGTTATGATACGTGGATATTTGTCGTTCATTGATGATTCCAGACTCGGAGATAGGTTGCATACCTGGTTTGATTTTTTTCCAATAAAAAACTATGTGTCTGAAAAATTTGTATATGATACCAATACTATGACCTACGCTGTGGATCTTAGAAGGTTATCATGATACCATTGGATTTTGTTCCAGGAACCCACGGACATTTCATGGAATATGTCTGTAACCGAGCATTTGGATTTGTAAAAACAGCATTTGATCCGTTCAATGAGCTAGGCATAAGCCACCGTCGACCAAAAAATTACAACAAGCAAAGAGAAATAATATGGGGTCATTGGTATGAAACTAATCCAAGCGTTTTGATTTCTGCTCCTCGAATCATCAGAATAATATTTGACAAACAAGATATTTTACTGGTACACAGCATAAGTCTGTTAAGATCCGGTGACCTTGGCGTCGAAAGCGATCGGCTACACATCGACACTATAAAAAAACTCCATAATCCATTATATGTCAGCACGCTGAATGACATATATCAATCATATCCAAATATAGACCGCAAGGCAGACTTCATACCAAGACACGTGCTGAGAGAGTATTACAAGTTTGGATTTCGAGATCCTGAAATAAACGGGTACTGGAAACATTTCAAGCACATGATATCGATTAGTCACAGCAATGAATTTAAAATAGTTTTGAAAAAATTATATCAATATGATAGTTTAGTAGACACTCTCAGGGAACTATCAGATTGGTTGCAACGTCCAATGGAGACTGATTCATGGTTGCCCGAAATACATTCTAAATTTATATCCAAGATTCCTTACCTTGATCACACACGTGTTTGTGAAAACATAATACAAGCTGTAGTTGATCAGAAAAATATTCCGATCCCTGCGTTGTCGTTGTTGCAGGAAAGTTATATAAATGGACGATTGGAAAGTATTTTTCTGAAAGAGATGCCTTTTTATCATTATGATTATTTTACAAATACCGAAGATATTCTAAATTATCTGAAATGTCAGGCGCCGACTCTTGAGATCACATCAAACTACGTAAACGATAAGGTTATATGACTATTTGTATCAAAAAATTGACTGTTAAAAATTTTATGAGCGTGGGCAATGCTACACAAGGAGTAGACTTTGACCGACGTGATCTAACCTTAGTGCTGGGTGAGAATCTTGACTTAGGTGGTGACGGCAGTCGCAACGGCACAGGCAAGACCACTATTATAAATGCACTCAGCTATGGTCTGTATGGCCAAGCTCTCAGCAACATACGCAAGGACAATCTGGTCAACAAAACCAACAACAAAAACATGCTGGTCAGCTTGGATTTTAGCGTGGCCGGCAAAGAATACAGAATTGAACGTGGTCGCAAGCCCAATGTGCTGAGATTCTATGTGAACAATCAAGAACAGGCCATCACCGACGAAGCACAAGGCGATAGTAGAGAAACACAGGATGCCGTTGAGCACACCTTGGGGCTCAGCTACGACATGTTCAAACACATCCTGGCACTCAACACCTATACTGAACCGTTCTTGAGCTTGAAGGCCACGGACCAGAGAACCATCATTGAACAACTCTTGGGCATAACCATGCTAAGCGAGCGGGCTGATACCATCAAAGAACACAACAGACAGACCAAAGAATCTATCACGCAAGAAGAATTCCGCATACGTGCAGTGCAAGAAGCCAACAAAAGGATCGAAGAACAGATTGAGACCTTGCGACGCAGACAAACATTATGGGTCACTAAACATGAAGAAGAGATTACCAAACTTGAAACCGCGCTCGAAGAGCTCAAGAAGATTGACATTGAAGCCGAGATTGCGGCCCACAAGGCGTACCGGGTATGGGATCAGAAGCGCAAAGACCTTAACGACCTGGCTGGACAGATCTCCCGCACGAAGCTTGATAAGGACCGCGAGAACAAAAGCATTGAGAAGCTTGGCAAGGAGATTACGACACTTGAATCTCACACATGCCACACTTGCGGGCAGGCTTTCCACGACCATAAGCACCAACAGGTCCTGGCGGGTAAGCAGATTGATCTGGAGCGAGCGCGAGAAGCGTGCTCGGAGCATACACAGCTCTTATCAGAACTTGAGACTGCCCACACGGCCTTGGGCACGCTAGGTCGACCACCGGTCATGTTCTATGATCGAGAAGAAGATGCCATTGATCATAGGTCTAGCATGGCCTCTTTGGAAAAGCAATTGTTAGACAAGACTGCAGAACTAGATCCTTACGGTGAACAAATAGAGGACATGCTGAGACAGGCCTTGCAGGTGGTCACATATGACACACTGAACGAACTCACTAGGCTACAAGAACATCAAGACTTCCTGCTCAAGTTATTGACCAGCAAGGACAGTTTCATACGCAAGAAGATCATTGAACAGAATCTCAGTTATTTGAATGCCAGACTCACTCACTATCTAGATCGCATTGGCTTGCCACACACAGTGGTATTCCAAAATGACCTGACTGTGAGTATCGAAGAGCTGGGTCGCGAGCTAGACTTTGATAATTTGAGCCGAGGTGAACGCAACAGGTTGATTCTCAGCATGAGCTGGGCCTTCCGTGATGTGTTTGAAAGTCTATATCAGCCCATCAATGTGCTGTTCATAGATGAAATGATCGATTCGGGTCTGGACACACAGGGCGTGGAAAATGCCTTGGCCTTGCTCAAGCACATGAGTCGTGAACGCCACAAGAGCATATGGCTGGTCAGCCACAGAGATGAATTGAGTGGTCGTGTGGAAAATATCCTCAAGGTGGTCAAAGAAAACGGCTTTACTAGTTACAATACGGATGTAGAAATAGCATGAATAATCACTATAAAATAAAAACCAGTATCCCATGGAAACCTTGTAAAGGTATATGGCAGTCACAAAATTACAATAAGGAGTTGCCTCAACAAAAAAAAATACTAGATTTTATTCATTCCCATAACATCGTCGACGTAGCCTATGTCACAAACACATACAATCTTGTACAACATGATATGCATGTTTTGACCATTAATGATACATTTTGCTCTTTAGACCGACTATCAAAATTGGTGAAATGCGTGACTAAGCACAGCCGCAAATATGTTTGGATATCTATTAACAAATTTCTCATACACAGTATACAATCCAATAGATTGTATTTAGACAGTCCAGACTGGGATGTTAGATTGTTAAATTTTGTTGCAGACCAAATACCCGAGTGGACACCCATGCAAAAAATTTTTCGAAACGATGATTTTGGTCAACTTGGAAATTTTAAATATCCGGTCACAGCGTTAGTTGCAAAAAAAATATGAACAAACGGAGTATAAGACACTTGAAATCACACTACCTTGATAGGTGGGCTGTGATGAAACATAATATTCGCAACAAAGACAAAATTTTATTGCCCGAAGACGCATACGTTATACGTCAACTTGTTCCAGGCAGGACATTAATACTAAACTGTCTTGGTCAAATTTTCAACGGACTTGTAAATGAACTAACTGTTGATCAACCCACTGGTCTATATCACAACATAGTAATGATTAATAATATTGAATTTAAATACCTTGATACTAACCAGTTATACGTGAAGATTGAAACTGTTGCGGCACAGCATCTTGCAGCCGGCGGCCAAATGTTCTGTACACTTAATCATAGATATCTAAAATATGACCGTGTAAATCTACCCATAGAGTCGGCATTTGATCATTGGCAACAAAAAAAACTCAAGCCAAAAAAAATAATGTTTTTTGAAAAATCAAGATTGTCCTTTGGAAATATTTGGCTATGGCTTTCGTATGACTAAAGCAATAATATTTCATTGGCAACCTGGCAGCGGCGGTGATACTATTCAGCATTTACTAAATTTACATTCTAAATTTTACACCGTAGTTCAACACTTTGATGTTGATGAACATGGAAAAACCACAGGAAAAATGATCCCGTGGTTTGAACACAATTTCCAACATGATATAAATTGTTGGTATTGGCGCAACTGGTCGTATAAGGACTTAGATAAAATTTTCAGTTGTCCGTATTTGTCACCGGACCAAACTTTAATTATACCAACACATCGACAAGATCAGGCTCGTTGGCTCAAAAAAAATATCAGTGGCAGTATCACCATGGGTATTTGTTATCCAAAGAACATGTATCTGTTTGTGCTTAGTCAATGGTGCAACAAAGTTGCAGAAAATAACTGGACTTTGCGGCATCATTATCAAGACAAATTGTCTCAAACTTTGCGGAAACAAAAGCTGTTTGGTGCTTACGTTTTAAAAGAGCAACTGCAATTTGGATCCAACGTATTGCAAGAAGTTTTATCCGAATGGGATATTAATTTACAATTAGAAAATTTATTGATTGGAGATATTACTATTTTAAAAAATATTGGTTTAGATATTTGCAAAGTTGAATCTGTGTTGCAAGCCTGGGTCAATAAACAAAAAAAATTGTATCGCGGGCAATGGAATATAACCAAAAATTTAAAATCTGCACTTGGTTGGAATGGTCAAGCACCTAAACTGACGGATTTAGATATACCATTGGACGAATACGATCGTATTTTAATAAAACACGTGCTACAAAGAAATGGTTTACAACTTCCAAAATACAGATTACTCACGCTAAATCAAGCCAACGAGTATTTCAAAAAAAACAAAGTTGATTGCAATGATGATAAACAATAGTCCATGTCATGGTTATTTGAAAGCAAAACTATTGAAGTGTTACCCGAAGATTGTGTTGGTTTTGTTTATTTGATCACAAATAACGTAACCGGCAGGAAATACATTGGGAAAAAATTAGCAAAATTCAGCAAGACCTCATACCGAGTAGTCAAACTCAAGAATGGCACCAAGAAACGTAAACGAATCAGAAGCAAAATAGACTCAGACTGGCAACTATACTATGGCAGCAACGATCAACTCAACCAAGACATCGCAGAGCTGGGCTCAGACAACTTCACAAGAGAAATATTATTTTATTGCCGATCAAAGGCCGCTTGCAGTTACATAGAAGCCAGAGAACAATTCAATCATAGAGTATTAGAGTCAGACGACTACTACAACGGACAGATAGTTTGCCGTATACATGGTAGTCACATAAAAAACAAAATTTAAATCTGGATAGGCAACAACATGACTCTGTGGTAGGATGACCTACCCCCATTGAGGAACGGTGAGATACCCGGTCCAGATTCTTGGGTGTCAAAGGCAAATTGCTAACTTAAGGCAACAAATGGTTTGAGCTCTGTGAAAAAGACACAACTCATGCTCATAGGACTTGGTTCATCTCGGGTCACTAGGGTTCCGTTGATATGTGAAGCTTGAGTAGGGGGTACCGGTCAACCGCCTCCGTGTAGGAAACTACAATCTCATCAGAATGAAGTGGCTGCTAGGACTCGGATAATGCAGATCTCGTTCACCCGGCAACGGGTGAATTGTGACCACATGATCTGGATAATACGGAAAGCAAACATTGATGAACGAAGTGAATCAATAGATCTCGTCAGAGATCTCTAACAGTGTGGTTAAAACTGATCAGGCCAATCACGAAACAAGGCATGTTGTATATCACCTGCAACAAACTGATTGAAACTTTTGTGTTTGGTTTCAAGTTCGCCTTCAAGCGGAGCAACACGTCTGAATGCACTATCCATTTGTGCCATATCTTTAAACTCCATGAGTATCATCCATTCCGGCATGTCTGCAATGCTACGGAATCCCATTTTGCATCTGGTGATTCTGTATGATTCCATCTTGCCTTCGCTGATGAGATGATCAAAGAAACTTTTCATTCCCGTGACCCAGTCAATGTCGCTGATGTCACCTTCTTTGTTTGCCCAAATTGTGTATAAGTCTGCCATTATTGTACGGGTCCTAAGATTTCAAAGCCTTCGAGGCCTTGTTTATATAAGTGTGCTTGATCCAGGTATAAAAATTTGTAGCCTCGATCACGATAGATCGCACACTCAGTTTTCAAACTTTCTACTCCTAATCTAGTGCGAGGATTATGGTAGGTCCAGGCAAACTGGCTGGCTAATACGTTTTCTTCGTCAAGGCGTCGCATCAAACTAAAAGCCACTAGCTCGCCTTGTTCTCTATAACCAATAACATCGGTCATAGGATCTGTGAACTGGCTGTTGAACAAGGGCATGACACTGGCAAAATGCTTGTAGATACAGTAGGTCCTGTAGATATCTTGTAGTTGTGCAATGTTGGGTTCCAGCAGGTATTCCCAGATCACAGTGGGCTCATATGTGGTCTGGGCTAGATCTATTCGGGCAAACTGATAGGTCATCGTCTAGGATCCTTCCTGTGCTGGAATAGTTCTTGCAGGTAATCTTCAGGCCAAGTGTCATAAAAACCTTTCTGTGCCATCTGTTGTGCCTTAGAGTTCAAGTCGGTCAAATTCTGCACCAGGGCCAGGGCATAGGCACCTTGATTCATTGATATGCCATTGACGATTTCAGCATCTGCAGGATGATCCTCCAAGGCCAGCAAGTCTTGGCTCAATAAAAATTCTTGGTTGGCCGATTCTATGAAAGCGTGGAACTGCTCGTAACTGTAATCAGTTGATTCATAAACAAAAATTACTACACTTTTGGCAATGCCAGTGTGTGCTATGAACTTGAGATCAAAATAAGGATTCACACCCAGTCTAACTTCAAAGTCTCTGTCCAGCCTGGCCCGTCTAGCATATGGACACGGAGCCCAGCCGCCCAGGGCCGGATGAGGCACTTCCACAAACGTGGCCATCCAGCGTTCGATGTCATAGGTCACTCGGTCTAGGTCCAGCATTAGAAAAATGGCAATCCAGATTTTTTAGTGGTTTCAAGGTGTTCCTTGATCAGTTCAGAAATCAGGCCGCGCTCGCTGACACTGAGTTGCAGGGCCTGATCGTAAGTGATACCACCGCGCATGTGCCAGGCCATTTGCAGGGCTTCTCTTCGTATGGCCACGGTTTCTACCTCCATGTCATCCACCAACCTGCTGATCTGCTCAGGGGTAGAGACTAAGAGGCGGGAGCGAAAAAACTTGTCATGTCCAAGGTCAAGGCCTGTTCATACTGGTTTTGGCACTTGGGACAGGTCAGGCTCAAGGGCGGCATCTCACTGTTGGTCTTGAGTTCAATGATGGCATCGCGTATCTGATTGAACACTTGACGATCTGAGTTTTTCAAGAAGTCCTGTATGAATTCGGGTTCAGTGACCAAGGCCTGCGGAGTTTTTATGGCTGCTATGCTCTGGCTCAAGGCTGTGACTGTGATTTCCGTGATCTTTTTCAAGGCATCGCTGAGTGCAGTTACCCTGTCTGCGTCGGGCATGCCGTCATCGGGCATGGCCTGCAACAACTTTTGGCTTTCAAACTGCATCTTGTTGTTGTCGTTGATGTTTTGGTAGCTCAAGGGACGGAAAAATATCTCCATGTCA